TCTTTGGGGTCACGCTTCTCTACCCCATAGTGGACCGCAGTCCCCCGCCGCATACTCTTTGTCTGAGGGGGACGAAGAAGCTCCACATACTTGAATTTGTGCAGCCTGGGACATCGCCCAAAAGTGACGAGCTCCGATTGGGACAATCGACGTGGATGTTTTGTTTTCATAAGTTGGTTCAGCTCCGCAGTATTCGCAGCTCATCACGCCGGAAGGGCGCAAGGTCACTGCATCGTGGTCACAAAATTCGCAAGTAAAGACATCCCTCACTGAGTTTCTCCTTCCTCTGAGGGGGTGCGCTGACAATACAAAAGTATTTTTCCGGGGTCAAGCCTTGTACTACAAATGTGTAGCAACTACTATCCCTGCCAGGAGGTCTCTATGAAGACAATTAACGTAAGTGGAACAACACTTTTGCGGGGTTGGATAACCCGTGAAGATATTACAAGAAAAGAGGCGGCATCGCTTCTGCAGACTGCAGTTCCGACCCTGGATTCGTGGCTTCAGGGCGTTCGTCGTCCGAGCCTAGCCGCCGCTCGAATTATTGAGGAGGCGACAGGTGGGCTCGTGAAGCTAGATGACTGGCTTACCGATGAAGAGCTGGCCTCTGTTCGATCTGCCCGCCCCTGATGCGGAGGAGGGGGTATGGCCCGGATACGATCCGTTAAACCTGAGTTCTTTCACCACGAGGGGCTGGCCTCATGCAGCCCACACGCTCGCCTTTTGTTCGTTGCCCTCTGGCAGCTAGCGGACAGGTCGGGACGGCTTCGGTGGATCCCAATGCAGGTTCATGCACACGCTTTTCCACACGAGCCTGGGCTCGATGTGAAGGCGCTTGCCTCTGAACTCGAGAGCATCGGGTGCCTGAGGCCTTACGTTGTCGGCGGAAAGAACTTTGTAGACATTGAAAACTTCACGAAACACCAGAAAGTACCTAATTCGGAAAGGAAATCCGTACTTCCAGGCGTGTCCCAAGAAACTTTGACAACTTTTGTTCGACAAGGTGTTTGCGAAAGTAGGCATTGGAAGGATGGAAGTATGGAGACAGTAGAACAGACAGTTGTTGAAGATGTAGATGTTGGTTCTGCTGTCTCTAGAGTTTGGAATACATATAAGAACTATCATCCTAGGAGTAGGCCAACTCCTCCCGCTAGCTGGAGGGAGATGGTCGAGGACGCTCTCAAGGAACACAGTGCTGACGATTTGTGCTTGGTGGTGAGGTGGGCGAAGGAGTCTAGGGACTACTCGTTCCAGCGCTCTAAGAAACTCGACAAGCTCAACAACATCCTCGCCTCAACAAAACTCCCTGGTCGAATTGAGTCGGCCCTTGAGTGGGCAGGGATCACAACCTCGCTTGAGTCTTACCTCGAGGCGAATGCTCAAGCGGCGATTCGATATAAGGACGAGTTTGACGGATTCGATAGGGCGATGAAGCCGGGGACACTCATTCACTACATGCAGGAGTACGGGCTACCTGTCCCGTCTCCGGACATTGAAAGGAAGGTAATACAATGGTTGAACAGCAGGAGCGGTTAACTTTCAGTACGAACTCTTCGGAGCAAGCTGTGGTTGGGGCTGTCTTTGTTGGTGGTGAGCGGGTCTTCTATGAGGCTGACTCTCTCGGGTTGAGGGACGAGCACTTCTCCCAACCTGGTCACCGCTTTATGTGGCGTGTGTTTCGGGATGGCCTGTCTCGTGGTGTCGTCCCCGACATTGCTCTCATCTACGAAGAGAACGAGGCTGAGCTTAAGAGGTACGGTGGGTGGGCTTGGCTTAACGCCTTCGCCAATAAGTGTGGGTCTCTGAGCCACATCAACAACTATGTGGACAGGATATTGTCCGGGCACCGTAGGGGTAAGATCCTCCACGCAGCTCGCGTCGCACTGGAGGTTGGGGCTGACCCGTCTAGCAGCACCGCAGACATTCACGCTGCCCTTGAGGAGGCGCTAAAGGAGTCTTCTGAGAGTATTGGGATAGGGACAGAGTACGAGACGGCGGAGACTCTTGTGATGGACTGGGCTGCCCGGAGGCAGGCTGTCCTCGATGGTGAGGCTGAGGACCTTGAGTTGACTTGGGACATCCATGCTCTTGACCGCTTTGTTGCGGCTGGTCCGGGTCACCTTGTTGTGTTGGGTGGTCGGCCAAAGATGGGGAAGAGCCAGCTTGCCTTGTCCCTGATGGCCAACGTATCAAAGAAGTATGGCCCGACGTTGTTCTGCAGCGCAGAGATGGGCAAGGATGCGCTAGCTCGGCGGATCATATCCTCCGACGCAGACATCAAGCAGACGGACCCGATGGGCTTTGCCGAGGAAACAGCGAAGGTCTTTCGGGAATGGGCAGGCGTTCCAATGTTCTTTGACTACCGGGCTCGCTCATTCAACAACGTCTGCGCTTCTATTCGGTTTGCTCACAGGAAGTTTGGCATCAAGGCCGCTGCGGTTGACTACCTGCAGTTGCTCGAGATGGATGGTGGGCGAACAGAAGAGGAGGAGATTGGTAGGGCATCAAAGGGATTTAAGAACCTTGCGGAAGACCTAGGGATACCCATCGTCCTCCTAGTCCAGGTCAACAGAAGGTGCGAAGAGAGGACGGACAAGCGACCAGTAATGTCCGACATCCGTGGGTCGGGACGAGTCGAGCAAGACGCCGACGCTGTGGTGTTTGTGTACCGAGAGGCTTACTACAACGAGAGCTTTGCTCGACCGAGTCAGGTGGAGCTCCTCGTCAGAGCCAATAGGCACGGACCATCGGGAACAGGGATTGCCTTCTGGAGGCCGGGTGGAGGATGGTTCCGAGACCCGACTCCTTGGGAGACTCTCGGAACCAAGTAAAGCAAAAGCCCGGTCAGATTGGGGTTCTGACCGGGCTTTGTCCGCAGAGAGTCCTGGGGGGTGGGTCTGCGGAGTTGCTAGCGAAAAAACACTACCCTTCTTTCTCTGCTGGGACAACCCACAACTGGACAGGAGGAATGCCACGGCACGTTCTCGCCCTAGCTACGGCTTGGTGGCTGATGCCCATCTCTTTCGCGATCTTCCGGTCTGACCAAACTCCAAGTTTTGGGTGGTACTCGTCTTTCCTCCTTCGCCCTCGCCCTCTCTTGATTTGAAATCGGTCAAGCGCTTTTGCTGCGGTACGAGTGGCGATGTTCCACTTAGCGGCGACCGCCTGGATTGAGCCGAGCTCTCGGTAGTCCTTGATAAATTCTTCCTTCTCTTCATCTGAAACAGCCAATGGTCTAGGCATTGCTTCCTCCTTTGCTCTTTATAATTTGCTCAGCAATACGCTGAGCAACGATTGGGGTTACTGCGTTTCCTACTTGCCGGTACTGGCTAGTTTTTGTGCCCACAAATGGGTAGTTGTCTGGGAAATCCATGAGTTTTGCACACTCCTCGATAGTGAGGCGGCGTCGACCAGTGGATAGCCAGAGGACATCGGAGGCCCTATCTGCGCCACCTCGCTGCTTCCCAGACCGAGTCTTCCCAGACATGTGCTTACCTCGAGTCCCCTTCACCTCAGTGGTGGTCACGGTGGGAGAAGGCCTCGACAACAATTCGGGCTTCGACCCTGCAACAACCCACGGCCCTGCGTTTCCAATCCGGACTGCGGGAATGGTGGTGCAGGGCTCGTCGGTCAGGTCACGGTAGTTTCTCTTGGCGGCGAGCTCGGGGGTCTGTGGGTTCCTTCCGCCACCGATGACCCGGAACATGTGATTGCCGGCCCCGGTAACAGGAGGGGCTGGCCCATCAGTAGTTGCGGGTCGCTCCTGCTTCGGGTTGTTTTTAGAGTTCCGGCTCCCGCTTATCTCCCCTCGCAAGCCCAGTGCATCACCTACCGTGTTCCAGGGCAGCACCTGTCCACCAAACAGTCGGGCGGTCTTTGTCGGGTCACCATGAGTCGGCTCGGGCCAGTCGATAGCGTGAGGGCCTGCCACGATAAACACCCTGCGCCTCCTCTGGGGGACGCCGAAGTCAGCACTGTCCAGTATTCTCCAGTCCACCCAATCGAATCTCCTTCGTAGGTCTCGGAGGATCACGTCATTGAAGTAGGCATTCGGGCAAAGGGGCGAACCGATACAGTTCTTCCCTCGCTTACACGCGCCTTTGTGATTGGTTAAACCAACGACGTTCTCACCAACAAACCAAGTGGGGTTTGTTACTGACACCGCGTTGATTGTGGCGGGCCACATGTTGCGCTCGTCCTCAGCCCCCTTCCTCTTGCCAGCCGTAGACCACGCCTGACAGGGGAAGGAGGACCACAGGACGTCCGGAGACATGCCGAGGTATAGAGAGATGTCTCTGACGTCCCCCTGGAGCGCAGGGAGCCCCGCAGCGCGCATCGTAGAGCAGGCATCTTCATCCCACTCTACGCAAGCGAGGTGCTCACACCCTGCAGCCTCGAGTCCGAGGGCAGCGCCCCCAGCTCCAGCGAACAGTTCAAGTACTTTCATCTACCTATCCCTCCTTCGTTTGGAAACATGGTGCGAATAGCTGAGCGGACTTCCTCGATTTGATCGTTCCCGTAATCATCGACCACCCAGCTTCCTTCTGGGATAGGCCACCCTGCGATGAGGTCAGGGCACTCAATGCCCCAGACCCCAGCCGACTTAAGGTCAATAGCGACGGGACTGCCTTTGACCACGATCTCTGCACGGGCGACGACCCCCACCTTGGGGTACTCATCGTAGGCATCCTCGTCCTCGACAAGGTGAAGGGTGATTGGGCTAATAGTGAATGACTCAAGTACTTTCATCTCTCTTCTCCTTTCAAGCCCGCCACGGGAACGAGCTCATGCTCTTCTGGGCGCGCTGCCTCAATCCCGAGTTCCTCAAGCACAGCCATCGCATCGACTCCAGCAGGCTTAACGACTTTCTCCAGACCCCTTTCGTCAATCAGCAGGATTGCATCGTGGAGCAGCGGGACAACAACCTTATTGGTGTTGTTCGCCAGCCTGTCTATTCGACTGCCTAACCATGCGTACATTTGCTGGGAAGCTGTGGTTCCGCTGCAGGCCTCGTGGAGTCTTTGCTTCTCTTCACCGAGAAGCCTGAGGATGACGTGGCAGGCGTTGAGTGCTGACACAAGGTCTTTTCGCGTCCAGCGGGCTGACCTCTGCGAACCGTTGCTCATGTGCTTCCAAGACTCTTGGTGCTTCACCATCCGATGTGCGTCCGACTCACGCCCCGCAGCCAAAAGCCTCTCTATTTCATCACCGATATACTCCCCACAGGCATCGTGTCCGGGGCCATCCTGGAACTCCTCTCTGGCGTCCCAGCAAACCCCATACTCAGTGTCGGTACTCAGTGTCACGACCACTTCACGCTTCATGACGCACCCCCCCCTCAACTCGAACAAAGTACGGCTGAAACGGGTAGCCAATTGACATGGACTCACAGCCGTTATCAAACTTGAATGCGGTATCTGAGCCGGACCCAGCTATGGCTTTCACAGTTAACCACTCGCCATGCCACATGATGCGGTCGCCAGCGACAACCTTGGTGACCCTCTTGTACTTGTGCTTATCCTTCATCTCTCTTCTCCTTCCTAAAGCCACTCAACATGGCCGAACGGCATGTCGTGAATGTTCAGACAGGCATACTCTGCGTAGTCATCGAACTCGCGGGGTCTACCGTGGTCATCGAGGGGTCCGTGTTGGCCACGCTCGTCTAGCCTCTTGCAGACTTTTTCGTACTCATCTTTGATTGCCTGCCTAGCCTCGTCCCATGTGCGTCCAATAGATGTCAGCTCGTATCCGAAGACATTGAGCTGGGCCAAATAAACAGTTCCTTCCTTTTCCATTTCTCGCTCTCCTTTATCCGTCGTAGCAACCGCACGGCAGGTCCGTTCGGTCCTTGAATAGTTTCATCTGGGATTCGTCGGCCCTGATCAGGTCGGCCCGCTCCCCTCTGTCACGCATGCCAACCAACAACGCAGTGCTGTTGGTTCCTCCTCCGTAGTTCAAAACAACAGGGTTCATCTCGTACTCCTATCTGCACCAGGCGCCACAAGCGCCATCGACGTAAACAAAACTCCCTTGCTCCTCTGAGTAGGGGGTCCTAGTGGGTAGGCTGATCATCGGCCCTCGCTTATCGAAGGTCCGGTTGATGGCGAGCTCGACTTCAGTCACTCGCTCAGCGTGTTCAGGACGTATCGTCCTCAAGATCTCTCGTTCCTTGCTGCTCCAGTGGACGCAGGGCTGACAAGAGCGGCGCGGGAGACCGTTGTAGTTAATCTTCACACCGTGTCTCTTTAGGACAGCCCTAGCGTCGTCCTTGTTTTTTCCGGTAGCAAGCAGAGGGAAGATGGGCTTGCCCAACTCGTCTGGCCAAGACCCCCTGTACCTCGCAGCGCGCCCCTCCTCCCCGGCAATGAAGCCGATGCAGTAAAGCCCGTCATGCTCTGGCATCTTGTCGAACACGAGCTTGCGATTCTTTGGATTGCGGACGCTTCCGCCCTGCCATCTAGCCGAACCGCCGAGAGTCTCTGCGGCCCATATCATCGCAGGCTCGGCCTTCAACTGCCTTGAGGCCGGACACGGCATGCCTGCCATCGGGATGTACTTTCGTTCCCGCCAAATCTCACCGATGTCGGTGCGCTGGACGGTGATCTCAGCGTCAATCAACTCGGCTATCTTCCGAGCATCCTCTTCGGCGGCAGGGTCGTCCCAACCAAGGTCCTGGTGAATTGCGTAGAAGGGAAGGTCTGGCCACTTCTCCCTCGCCAAAAGACCCGCCGCAGAGGAGTCAATTCCTCCAGACAGACCAACTAAAACAACGTCGCCCATATCAATCTCCTTTGGTTAATGATGCCGGGATTGACTTCCTTCAAGCAGGAAGCCCGTTCGCCACCGGGGTGGTAAGCCCCGGTCCCGGCAGGGATAGCTATTCACAATGGGTGAGATGTCATGCGACAGGCAGTAGGACCATTGCGGATAGACTTGAAAGGATTCCTACCGCCTAACTCTGGGTTGCGTTGATGCAGTGCAGTACTTGCTGGCTCGTGAACTTGTATCGCTTGCCATTGACTGCACACTCAGCAATGAACGGGAACTTCTTCGCCTTGGGCCTAATCTCTTTCAGGAAGTACTTGCCATCCCAGGTAGAGAACTCCCGATTGTAGTCGTCCGGGCTCAGGCCGTAGACGTGGGCGAGCTTGCGGAACTGTGTCTCGTTCGGGTCGATGGCTTCGCCGTCGTCACCCCTCTCGGGGATGATGAACTTGAAAGCTACAGGGACCTCGCCCTTGACGGGGTCATAGGTGCAGGACTTTCGGGACACTATGATCCCATGCTTCATAGCGATCTGTCCGAGCGCCTCCCCCGCTTCATCAAGCAGCATCTTCACGTCGTTTCGGGTTAGTTTTTCGATAGTCATTACTCTTTCCTTCCTTTGCCCATCAATGGGCAGTTAATTGTTCTTCCTAGGCTCTCGCACCAAGAAGACACCTCCTTCACACTGGGTGTACTTGTCGGTCAGGTCGTGCATACACATCCCATCCCTGAATATCTGCGAAAGGTTTCCCTTCTCATACGAGACAACGAAGCCCGCGCCGATGATTGCTAAAAGCTCAACCGGCGAGAGCTTGTTGTGGCGCTCAAGAACTTTTCCCATCACAACATCCCTGGTCCGTGCATTCTCTCGTGGTATCGCATTGCGTCCTCCTCAGCGTCATGGGCGCAGGCATCGCAAAGCTGCCACTCGGACAGGTTTCCGGTAAGCCCACATCCCTTGCAGACGCAAGTGCAAGTGCAAGCAACACAGCATCCACACGCACGGCACCAGGGGCCGTCTTCTTGTTCATTGAAAAATCCTTCCTTGTCTGGGGTTAATATGGGGGCCTGCATAACTGAGGCCATAGGGGTCATCTCTAAACTCCTTCCTATGCGACACGACGAACAAATCCCGTGGTGTCCTTTGTTGCTTTGCCTTTTGCGTACAGTGCAATCCACGCACCGGGCGGGTCATCGAACCGGATGTCGTCCTCATCACCGGACACGATGGGGTAACCCATCCATGAACCAGCGGCGAGCAGTCGCTCCACCGCAGCCTTGGCCGTAGCCCTAGTCGTCCCATCGGAAGACTGGAACACGGCGGCGGCGTTGTGCCCCGCGTCGAGGTAACTCAACGCCATGTCGAGGGACTTGTCCGACTCACTCAGGCTGTAGGTGAGGTGGTAGTTGTCGGACGGGCGGCGATGTTCAAGCGGCCACTTTGTGTAGTCGTACCACTGCAGGTCAGGGAACTCGTCAACAATCCCATACCTCTCCCAAGCAATATCACTGGTGCCATTGAGCCGAACGGCGGGCTTCATGCCCTTCACGCCAGACAGGTAGGTGTGCTGCCTGAGCTCCATCCTGAGCTGCTCGAGGAACGCCTCGGGGAACAGGTTCCAGAAGGCCGTCTTGGATACCCGTGCAACGTAAGCCATGTTGGTGACGAGCTGGCCCGTCTTGTTGATGCAGATGTTGGCGCAGTTGGTGGCGAACGGGCAGGTGTTGAAGCCCGACTCCCAGGCCGGGGCGAGGTGCATGATGGCCGTGTTCACCATCTTGCCCTTGCCCTTGTCGACCTTGAAGTTGCTGCCGATCAGCTTCCTCAACTGACCGGACTTGGTGAACTGCAACTGCTCCTGCAGGTGGGTGGAGTCAGGGTCGACTCCGATTGATCTAAGCACTTCCTTCGCTTGATAACGCATCTCAAATCTCCTTCCAAAGAGAAAAGCCAACCTTAATAAAAAGATTGGCTAGTGTCAACTATAAAATGTATGTCTAAAGTGGGCCGTGAGTTGTCTTCCACTTAATGTCTGGTAGCTGCTCCCATACCTCCTTCCCTCTGATGACCCACCTCCACCGAAGGCCATCCTCTCCGACCAACTCCACAAAGGAGTTGTCTTTGGCGTATGGCGCAATGGACTTCAGGAACTCGACGTCTCCGTGGTTCGGCTTTTCGCCAACGAAGTAGAGTTCGACGACGTCTCCATTCTCGTTTCTAAAGAGCTGCCATCCCCATGCGTGCTCGTCCTCTAGGGTTTCGCCTAGTCGCTCGACATCCTCCTTCGCAATGAAGATGGATGACTCTACCTGCCTTGCTGTGTAGCCCATGTCACACGGCCCTTCTGTCGTATCGTTGGTAGTGACGAATCGGAGTGTTGTTTGAGTACTTCTCGTCAACGAGTGGAAGTCCTCCGCGAGCAGCCGAGTACGCCTTTAGAAACTTCCCTGCGTCACAGTCTTCTTCTAGGTATGCGTTACCAGAGAAGTAGAAGGAGAAGCTGCTGATGTCCTTGGCGATGCCGAGCTCGTGCAGCAACTGAACAGGAACCTCAAGCCACCCGTGTCCTGGATCTGTGTGGAATGTAAACATGTCAGCCTCCGTTCACGGGGAAGGTGAGCTCTTCGTTGTCAGAAGACTGGCCGAATAGTGCCCCACCGTAGTTGCCCTCGTCGTCTGACGATGGGAAGACCAGCGAGCCGTCAGTAAACTGAATCACGACTGGCCTAGTGTTCTCCCATCCCATGCCAACAGCCTCTTCCTTGCTCATCCACCGGACAGACTGGATGGTCTTCCCAACAAGGTGCTCCCTTGCATAGGTGCTCCAGTACTTCACTCTCTCTTCCTTGCTCATGATGTTCATGGCTTCCTTCCTTCCTCCGCCCATTAGTGGGCGAATGTTTTGTCGTACCCGTCGACTAGCCGCTTATCGACTAGGTCTAGGGCAGACTTCAGCTTCCTGATTTTTGTCAGGATCTCTTCTGTGTCTTCGATTCCGTGGTCACACTTCGAGTCAAACACCGAGTGCAACGAGTGGATTAGGTCATCAAGGCCTTCGTCTCCGTAGTAGTCATCGAGCCATGCCCAACACCCGTTCTCAGCGCAGTACACGCAGACGTCTTCGTCCTTCAGTTCCTTTGGAGGGAACATCGTCTCGCAGTACTTGCACTCTCGGCACGAGCACTCAGCGGACCCACTTGGGTGGCACCTCTGGCCGCAGAAGTGGCACTTGTAGTAGTGCCTACCCCAGTCGGGTGGGTAGCCTGGATCAGGCATCACTCACCTCCTAGCGGGAGGACGACAGCGACCGCTGCGTTGACGAAGTCGATGTAGTGGTCCTTGAGTTTTTCACCGGCCTCGAAGCTCACATCCACGCCGCTGTCGTAGTAGTTAAGCGGCGGAATGCAGTCTCCACTGACACCCTTGGGCTCCATCAGGATTGTTGCTACAGCACCGTCCCAGTGGCCATACGGGTTTCCATCAGCGATGTACGGGCCGTACTTCGAGAAGACCTTGGTCAGGTTTTTGGCCCGAGTCTCGGCGTCCTGGGGCTCGTGTTCAGAGTAGCTTTGCCCTGCTACTTTGCAGCTCTTGGTGATGGCGAGTGCCACATCAAATGCAGTTGGCTTCTTGTTTTTGCTCATGACTTACTCCTTCATTGTCACGGGTCGGAACTCAAACTCGAGGTGTGAGTTGTCAGGGTGTGCGAGGTCGACTTTCCGGAGATGGTCGACCTCGTCTTGGTTAAAGAGGGTGGCGTAGATCAGGTTCGTGACCTGCCTTCCTCCGTTCCAGTCAACAGGCTTGAATCGCCTGTCCCCTGGGGTTCTGCAGTACAGTCGGTATGTCTTGCTCATGATTCCTCCTCCGAGCACTCCTCCAAGTACTCCTGTAGGTGCGAGTCGTAGCCAGCGCCTGAGTCAGGCTGAACGGCCTCTATGTAACTGCACAGGATGGTGATGATAGATTGGTCAGTCCATCCCATGATTCGTTGGTACTCTCGTACTAGTTTTTGCATTGTTACTTCGGTTTCACTCATCTCACTTCCTCCTTCATGTAGTAGGCACACTCTTCACTGTCTCTAAACTCATCGAAGCGAAGGGTTGTCCATCCACCTCGCCTAACCATGTCGTCCTCGACGTACCTCCGGTATGCGTCTAACTCAGGCGCAGCCGCTATGAGTCGG